GACGTCGTATCTGGGTACCCTACGGGATTCACCAGCATCGTATCATGGAAGGGATCGAGTGACTGACGCACCCACTGAGCACCGTTGCGGCTCAAGCCGCCATTTGCGGCAATTCGATCGAATAGCTTGTCATCTCGAGGGACAGACGCCATAGTGACTCTTTTATATCGGGCTGTATTAATCCGGACTCCGATTCATAACCACAATACAGTGTGGCAAGAGTTTCATCACTAAAATAGGTCGACTGTATATCATCCCACTGAACAAACTGCTTTGAACCTGGCACCTTCACTTCACCGCACAACTGAGTGGCGTGATATTTATGAAGGTATTCGATATAATCTTGCAACATTTCCCTAAGCCCACCTGGTGAGTTATCGGCCCATGACTCAATTCGCAGAGCACATGCCCGAAGATAACTCCATCTCACGTCGGCAGACTTACTTCCCAATAAGAGAGAATCCATAATCTTACTCTTCTCGGGGATTGGCAAATACATTCGCGACTCATTATCAAAACGCGATGTATGACTTAGAAAATCCAAATCTTCCACTGGCCTTGGATCCCAGCAATCGGTCTTTGTCGTAATCCCGATGCCAGTCCAAACTTCCGCAATGCCCCTTGCGTTAAACCAGTCTATTATCATTTCACTAACGGAAAACGTATTGTCGTCACCGTTTAGAACCATTTCAACATTATCATTGAAATATTTGTACGAGAGCTTCTGAGCACATAAGGCATCATACTCACTCTCTAGATCACCATCACCGAATCCTTGTCGGCCATCCAACTGCATACGCAGATTTTCGATCTTGTCATCATATTCCTGAATGGAACTTACACCCATGTGTTTCTTCCACAGTACTATAAATGCATAACAAAGTAATCGATACAGGATCATAGTATTATCCACAATAGTATTCCCTTGTCCAGAGGGATTACCTGTGTTCTTAACAACCACATCACCTTTTGGTGTGATCATAATACTATTAATGATGTCATAATACAAATTGTGCATAGCCTGCAAATTTTCTTCAGACTTGTGTTTAAGAAACTCACATCTCAACACGCACTGGCCCCACAGAAGTCGTCTGAACAAAGAAGCATCATAGTCGCTCTCGTCCAAGGCAAAACCCCTGGCAAAACGTAACAGTTTACGTATAGCCTTATTCCAACCGCCTTTAAACTTTGTTGCACCAACAAAAGACGCGGTTCTCAAAGCACTCCGGTAAAATTTCTCATTCATATCGAGACATAATTGACTATTCGCGATAGAGTGGTGTACTGCCGAAGCCGTAAAAGAACGAATTTTATTTTCTTTAAGCTTTTCCAACGAACGGAGTTCATGTTTATCATTCAGACTCCAAAACGTTGGGATAGGATCTTTAGAACGTAGATGTCGCCAATATTCATCATGAATTGGCGGGAACTCTGGTGAGGCAAAATAAGGCCCTTTCTGAGGGTATTTATCCTTAATGCCAAATCCAGGAGAGGTGGTTTTCGCTGCATTACATATTGCAACATCCCGTTCAACCACCAACGACCCCATCATATGTGGTCCGAAGTGCTGTCCAGTCCATTTTAAAGACAACTCCATTGCTTCTTCGTCCACATCAGGTTGGTATTTCTCATATTTAGAGGAACTCTTAAAGTTTGAATCCGCGTTTGGCACGCAAGGAGCATACTTTTGTTCCCACTTAAAATCCCTAGATGCCTGCCAAGCAGATACATTAGGGTCCGCAAAATGCACACGACCATAGCGTGGCTGACGGAACTGAGTCCTACCAACATGTTTACACACTCCTTTCAGGTAATATTTTAAAAACTCCTCCGATGGCACGGCTCCGTATCGAACACCACGGTACCAGGGGGCCCAGCACGATCGCCAGAACTTATCCGCCCGGTTTACCCGCTGTGCCGGAGTTAAGAGTTTAAATGTTTTACTTTACTTGGAATAGTGTTGGCACACAGTTCTGCCCACTGCGTGTTAACTGGAACAAACCCATTCACTTTGTCTGAACCAGAACCTAATTGGTGGAAGCCCAAGAGTTTCCCATCACTCAGGGCCCATACACCAGAACCACAATCACCTTTAACGGTCGGGCACGTATGACCAACATAGTCACCCACAACAGCCGTAACATTACCGTACGCTATGTGGAATCCCTCACCTCTATCTCCCATTTGACGGGCGATGAGAACGACACACGCCTCACCGGGTATAGGATCACGCCAGCCATTTGCTTTTGGCTGAGTTATACTTGCTGGTAACGGACAACTTGCAAGGTCTGCTCCAGTAGTAATCAACTTTTCCCGATCAATTTCATGAAACACCGGCTTACCATCAACATTAGCAGTGCGGAGAAACTTAGCTCTCTCATACGCACCCTGGTGCTTTGTAAAAGTAACC